AAAGTCCAGCAAATCGGCCAGCAGTATCCGGGCGTGGTTTACAAAGTCGATGATGTTGTCCAGTGCCGCGCCCCAATCCCCGGAGAATACGTTTCCGATAAACGATTTGACATCTCTAAAAATGTTGGCGATGTCCTGTCCTATCTTTTTCAGCCGGTCTGTGATTTCATCTAAAAAATCCATCTTGCCGATTTGGCTGAAATTAGGCAGGATAGCAGACGAACCACCGCTGCTTTCACTACTTAACTTGTTTATCTCGTCAAACGAGGCCAACTGTTTACTTGCCGACTTCGCAGCACCGCCAACGCCCTTATAGGCGTTCATTTGGTCGTTCAGCGACTTTGCCGCGTTGGCACTCTCTTTTGCCGTAGTGCCAAATAGGGCAGATACGATGTTCGCGATAGCCGAAACCACCGTAGCCAGTACCTTGACCAGCGCAGTAAACGCCGGGACGATGATCTGAACAAGCGGTTGTACCAGCGTCAGCAGCGCACCCTTGAGATGTGAAATAGATTCCCGCGCTTCACCGTTCACAGCCACCACGTTCGCCAGCCAATCCCGGAGGGCAGCCAACGCACGGGCAATCACGGTAAACACCAGAGCACGCTTTGTCAGCATTTTTACGCGCTTTGTGAATGCCGCCATTCCCTGGGATGCTTTGTTTAAGCCCGCCTGTATCTTCCCGGCATTCTTTCCGGTATTTCCAAGCTGATTCCCTAACTCACCAGCCTTCGCTTTCATCCTGTCAAGCTCTGCTTCGCCCTCGCGGATAGCGGCGTTCTGCTTGTCCAGTTTGTCATTCATGACGTTCCATTCTTTTTCCATAGACGCCACAGCGGCCTCCTGCTGTTTGATAGCGTCGCTGGTGAAGAACTCGCCGCCGCCCTTCATCTGCGCCAGCTTGGCCTTTGCTTCGTCAAGCTGTGCACCCAGGTTGTTGGCTTGGTTAAACAAAGTATCTCGCGCGGATTTCTTGTTGGTGAGCTTTTCCTGTAGCGCGTCTATTTTCTTTTCCAGCGCATTGAGTTCTTTCTGCGCCTGCTTATCGTCAATATCGGCCTTGATGATAACGGAGCCGTCCGCGTTTGCCATATAATCACCTGCTTGCTTTTATGGTATTTGTGTGGTATTATAAACAAACCACAAAAAACTTATTGGAGGGTGGAAGAAAATGGATAAAATGACTAAGTGTAGGACCTGTGGCGCAGATATTGCGAAATCCGCAAAGGTGTGCCCCGCCTGCGGAGCCAAACAGAAAAAGCCGGTCGTGCTGATCGTTATAGCTGTGTTTATTGCTATCGGCATTATTGGCACTGCGCTTGGCGGAAACTCCCCAGAAAAGGTGGGGACTACAGACGCAAAAGGTGGAAACGGGTCGTCTGCTCCGCAGAAAACTGAATTTGAAGTTGGCGACGTTGTTTCCCTTAAAGACATTGAGGTCGCTTTTGTGTCCTGCTCCCAATCAAGCGGAAAGGGTTTTTACACGCCAGACAGCGGCAACGTGTTTCTTTTCTGCGAGTTTTCCATTGAAAACAAATCCAGCAAAGACATTTCCATAAGCTCTATAATGTCTTTTGAAGCGTATGTCGATGACTACTCCACAAACATGAGCATGACCGGAACATTAGCCGCAGACAAAGGGCAAATGGACGGCACCGTTGCGTCAGGGAAAAAGATGTCCGGCGTAATAGGATATGAAGTCCCCGCTGATTGGAAAACGCTTGAAATCAGATTTACCCCAGATTTTTGGTCTGGCAAAGACATTACATTTATTGCAAATCATTGACCGCCGCGCAGCCGCCCTCCGGGGCGGCTTTTTATGTCCATCCTTTAATGATTTCTTCCTCCGCCTCCGAGTATCGCCGCTTAATGTCGATAGCGTCTCGATTTCTGCTGTAAAACTCCTTGTCGGCCTTGTCTTTCAGTTTCCCATTTGCCTTTAGGTCGCGGATCCTCACGACTTGAGCAAAATAGCAGTCGCCGATTTCACCGTAGTACGAAAGGAACGTCCACCAGTGCAGATACGGTAGTGACCTCACCTCCTGCCCAGCTATGCGGTTGATTGGAGCGACAAGCAGCCGGAAGTCCTGTTCCCAGTCCATCAACTTGGTGGTTTTTTTTTGCGTTTCCTCATTTCCGCCGTTGATAAACCAAAAGCACTGTTTTATCGCTTCTTCCATGTGCTCTCCAGGCATAGTGAAAAACCCGGGGTAAAACATTCCTAACACGCCGAAGCACTTTTCTTCGCTCGTTAGTTCCACAGCAGACAGCACAGAGAATATGTCAAGTATCACGCGGAAATCCGTTTCTATTGGGTATTCCGTTCCACACACCTCAAGGCTCGTCGGAAGGTCGTACATCATCTGTGGTACTTGGCCGTATACTTTGCAAGCTTCTCACTGTGAAAAGCCTTTTCCCGCTTAATCCCCTCGTCCAGCTCGTCCATGATGGCAACCATCAGGTTCATCCACAGCGGCGCACCGTCCGCGATAGCGTAAACGCTCACGTTGCCAAACAGCGGCTCACACACCTGCTGCTCAAACACCCCGTCAATAGTCTCGCGCATTTCGGCGTCCATATTTCGGAGCCAGTCAAACATTTCGCGGGCGCTCATTTTTTCTACGTTATCGTCCCGCGCATCCTGCTTCTTTTTTAGCGCATCAAACGCTGTGTAAAGTTTGTCTGCAAACGCCGGATCGCTGGGATTAAAATACACCGTGCATTTGTTATTCAGGTGGTATTCCTGTACGCCGGTGGTGATTGTCAATTCCTTCATGTGTTCCCTCCAAAACAGGGGCGGTTGCCCGCCCCTTTATTTAGGCCGCAGTAAACTCAATAGTGCCGCTGCTGCCCTTCTTCACAGTGCCCACAGTGCGGTTGCCGCCATAGGTGATCTCGCTGGTGATATTCAGGGTGCCACCGCCCTCGCCGCCGATGCCGGTGATGGCAATAGCGCAAGCGTCGTAGCGCTCCGCAAACATCGCCTCGCCGCTGGTGGCGTAGAAGTGGCCGATCATCATGTCCTGATTTGCCAGCGCCTGGGCATCCTGGTCTTTGACGGCCAGGTTCCACATCTTCACCGCCGCAGCGTCGCCCGCGTCCAAGGGGATGGGGTCAAAGGTCTGCGTGATGGTGGGCTTCTTCATGGTGGTAAAGGTGTGGCCCAGAATGTCCTGCTTGGTGTCGGTGCTCCAGTCCATTTCCTCGCTGCTATCCTCAACGCGCTTACCGATAGCGCTCCACACAGGCGCGGATGCGCTGCCGGTATTCAGGTACGCAATGAGCAGTTCGCGGTCAATGGTCTGGCCCACCGTGGTATTGAATTCCAAATCTGCCATTATACATTCACCTCGTAATTCAGTTTCATAAGGATTTGGTGATCTTCGTCCCCGTTTTCATACATGGCAAACAGGGAAGATCGCGTGGTTGGCTCCATGCTGATAACACGCTTGTTATCTCCGATTTCGGGTTTCTTGCCGTTTGCCCAGTCCCCGATAGCGTTCAACAGTTCGTCAGCCTTGAGCCGTTTGTCGTTGCTGTTCCCCGGCTTCACTCGGTAGATTATCTTGAACTGGTACTCTGCCACATAGCCGCCGGTGATATACTTCCGCACGATGTAAGCCGCCTGAATGGTCGACATCGCCATAGCGGAAGTGTCGGCAGGAAGAAACTCAAAGCGGATAAGGTCAACTGGCAGCTCCGGGTATGTGTTCAGCCACACAAGCAGCTTGCGCGATACCTGATCCTCTTCCGCCGCTGACACGGTCTTTTTAATCTTTTCCAAATTTCTTCACCGCCTTATCTGCCACCCGCACCCACTTTTCCATGTTCTGCGCTTTGGAAGCGTCAAACCAATGTGCCTGCGCCTGCGGATGCAACGTTGTGTTAAATACAAGATTTCGGTCTGTTGCCACCTTGTGCCCGCCCTTTGGGGCGTATGTGCTACCGGTCGCCGGGTCTACCATCACCTTACCGTAATACAAGAACCGGGCGTATGGGCCTGGGTAAATGACCTCGTTTCCGACCACCCGCGTTCTCTGCGTCAGAGAGCCTGTGAGCGCAGGCACAAATGGGGTGGTATCTTTCATCACCTGTTGCGCTAAAACGCTTTCAGCGCGGCTACAGGCCCTTGCAAGCTGCCTCTTTACCTCGTCCATGCCGGACACGTCAGCAGAGAACTTGAGCGACATCTTATGCCCCTCCGACTTCCCAATGCTGCATATCCACGCTTCCAAAATCTTTCTCGTCCACTTTGGTCACGTTGTAGCAGCCGTCCTGTGCCATAGCCACATCCTCTTTGTCGGTGACAAACTCGCCTTTTACAAAGAACGTCAGCCCGCCGTTACCGTTCACAGACAGCGTCCACAGCCCGGACTTGTCGACCGCCGCAAGAAACGCCTGCGGGGGCGCGTAGGTCTTGGCCTTGCCTGTCGTGCCGTCCACCGCTTTCACGGAAAACGGAATGTACAGGTTTACCGCGTCCGCGCTCTCAAGTCCGCTTTCACGCACGTTGACCGCCTTGCTGGCCTGTAGCATAACACCGCGCAGGATGGTCACATACAGCTTTGTGATTTCCTCAAAGGTCGCCGGGTCAGTCTCCTGCACGGCGTTGTAGACCGTTATAGTGTGGGGCGCGTACAACCACAGCACCCCCCTCCCCGATACAGCAGCCCGGTATGCGCCAGATACTCGTTACAGGTCGTCGCTAGCAGTTTCTTCGCACCGTCCGTAGCGCTTAGTGCGGACGCAGCAGCTTCACCTCCGCTGGCCAGCGTCCGGGAGTACCCGCCTACCGTTTCGCTTTTCACGTCATCGCCGGTCACCGCGTTTGTCAGTTTGGTTGCAGCAAGCTGCTGCGCGGCTTCGATCAGCTGATACTTGTCTACAAGTGCACAGCAGCACATTTTTACAGCGTCCATATCAGCGTTATCTTTTGCCCGGTTCTGCGTGTAGTAATCGAGGAAGGAGCTGGCCCGGACAGCCAGACGCGGAAAATCCTCCTCGCTCACGGTGCCCAAATAGGTCCCGGAGTAATAGTCGTAATCAGCGTATGTCATGTGAGCCAGCTCCTTTCAAATCAGCTGCCGGTCTTGGGGGACAGGATGATGTTGTCCAGCACAGCGGCCTTGAGGGTGTTCTTCAGCACCACGCCTGCAACCAGCTCGACTTCGCCGGTCTTTACGGCACCGGGGGCGTTCATGTCGGGCATATAGCTGGAAATGACGCTGTTGCCGGTGGGGGAAATGCCGTGGAAGCCGTCCAAACCGATACTCACCGCGTAGATGCTGGTGGTGCCGTCGGCGGAAGCGGTAGCGGCAGAAGTGCCGATAACGTCCACAGAGGAAGTGCCGTTGTAGTACTTGCCCATGTCCATCAGGGGGATACCGGCAAAGGTCTCCACAACCTGGCCAAAGTCGTCCTTTGTACGCTCGTAGTAACCGGCACGGCGTGCGCAGGAACGAACCTTCATCAGCATATCGCCGTTCATCATCAGCATTGTGGTATCACCGTCGATGGTGTGCACCAGCTGATCCAGCTGGTCAATGAACGCGTTGGCGTTGCTATCCAGCAGCGCAGAGGTGGACAGGTTAATGCCGGAGGACAGTTCCGTAGAAGTGCCGGACAGCAGCTTCTTCAGACCGTCAAAGGTGCCTGTCACATAACCAGCACCAGTAGCGGCGGAGATGCCGTTGATGACCAGGTTATGGAAGTAGTTGCTGGTCGCCTTGATCTTTTGCTGCGCCTGAAACGCCAGCTCATCCACAGCGCCGGAGGTGTTCTGCAGCACACGGTCAACGGAGAAGGAACCGCCCATGATGATGGCCTTTGCGGTCTTCTCAACGCGCTTGGCTTCGTTGGCGGTGTACTCGCTGTTGATCGCACGAACAGCGGCGGTGGAGGGGGTGTTCAGCTGAATGTAACCGTAGGTCAGGGTGGAACCACCAGTGCCCGGAGAAATGGCGTTATCAAACACCAGTCTGTCCAGCAGCAGGGAACTGCGGCGAAATTCGTCGACGATCATCTGGTCGACCTTGTCGGCCATGCCGACCTTAGCTTCAGCAAGAGTAATAGCCATGTGTCAATGTCTCCTTTACTTGTCGTATTTTTCGTGGAGCGCACCCAGCAAAGACGTGGGCTTTGTTTCACGAGTGCCGCCCTCAAGCGAACCCTGCGTGTCAACACGAGCACCAGCCTTTACAAATGCGCTGGGATCCTCGGACTTTGCCTTTTCCAGGTACTTGTCGAACCCGTCCAAAGCGCCGTCCTTCATTTCGAGCTTGCTGTCTCCGATACCCGCGCGGAAAGCCTTTTCCGCAGACTTGGAGGAAAACTTCACGCCGCTGTCGGCAATTGCTTTATCAATGGCGGCCTGATAATCCCGCTGGGTAAGCTGTGCTTTGTACGCTTCGGTTTCCTTGTCGTACTTGCCCTGCAACTCATCCAGCTTCTCCTGGATTTTGGCCGCGTCACCACTGGTCTTTTTCAGCTCCGCGATGTCCTTATCCCGGTCTGCGACCTGCTGCTCCAGGGCTTCCTTGTCCGCCTTTGCGTCCTCTGCGGCTTTCTTGTGCTTTTCGATGTCTTTGCCGCTCATGGCAAACACCTTGTCCGCCTGCTCTTCCGTCAGGCCGATGTTCAACAGCTCTTCTTTCTTCATGTTCAACTCCTTACGGGATAGGCTTTTTAGGTCGTTGCCGTGACCGCCCCGCCTGCACTTTTAGGCTTGCAGATAGCCAATTTTTGTATAAAATCCGCATCAGCGGTTTTTACTGAAAAACAAAAGCCAACCACTGATAAACTGTCAGCAGTTGGCTCCTATTGCCCTTCCCGGTGCCCGATTACACCGGGGATTGATATTTGATTTTCTTTTGGACTTCCAGCACGATAACGCCGTCACCCTTTCGCCGCACTTCTGCGTTGTTGCCCCGCTTCAAAATGGCTTCGATAGCCTGTACCATTTCATCACGGTTCATTGACTACCTCAATTTCTTTTGGGGCTACATCTGTAAGCTCAACTTTTGCGCCATCATCACACAGAATTACAACCTGATACTTGATCACGCGCACAATCTCGCGGGTGTAATCACGCAGCGCCCGCACATCTCCGTCAAGTTCAAGCACAATTCCTTCGTAACTTCTTGCTTTAATTCTCATACAGCACCTTCATCCTTTCCCGCTGCTCCGGCAGCCCCGCCGCCTTACTGAACGCCTTGTACTTTGCATTCAGGCGGCGCAGTTTGATATTCACTGCCTGTTCTTCGTCTGTCAGCCCTGCGGCACTGTACGCCGCCTTTTCGCGCTTTAGCTTGCGTATGGTGCGCTCCACCTTGCGCTGCTCCTGCGTGGCCTCGTATGCCGTGTAGTTCTTGCCCTCAAACGTACAGCCCAAACCATCGTCAATGTGGGCAAGCTGTTCGTCTGTGTAGGTGCGTTCGCTTACGCCCTCAACCCAAACGTTGCGGCGGTGGCGGCAGTTGGCTCCTTCCAGACCATCCACAGCACCCAGGCCGCAAACCTCGTAGATGTTCGGGTAGATGTCGCCGCTGCGGGTGGAATACACTTTGCCCTGCCATTCCTTGTGCGATGACCACGGGGACGGCCCCAGCACATCACGCGCCCCGGCGTGGGCAGACACTTCGTAATACGGCGTTTTCAAGTATTCCGCCGCTTGCTCCGTGTACTTACTGCACAACTGCGATACACCAGTCATTACGGCGCGGCGTGCAGCTACGTCTACATGGTCACGGTGTCCGCTCTCATAGTCAATCACGCGCAGGCCGCCGCTTGCAAGCTGCCTAACTGCGTCTTTGATGGCTTGCCCATAAGAGATAGCCCCGCTTTCTACTTTCAACGTAGCAGCATCTAAAGCCCACTGGTACGCCTTTGCGGGGGGCAGCATCGTCCGCCCTGCGTCTACCAAAAATCCCATCGAAGCGGTGATGTTTCGGAATACGTCCCGCGTTTGCCGTTTGATGGCGTCAATGGTGGTTGCATCCACCAGCACGTCAGGCTGTGTTACACAGGCAAGGTCTATGACCTCGGTGTAATACTTTTGGTTGCGCTCCACCACATCGTCTATCAGCTCGTTCAGCTTTTTCTCGCTGATGCCGGTAGTCTGGCGTATGGCTTTCTCAATCTCTTTCAGATCGATGCCATGTGACCGCAGCGCCTTGATGCCCTGGACCGTGACCTCGTTCAGCTCGTCCCGCAGCTTCAGCCGGGAACATATCTCCATCAGCAGGGTGTCCTCAAGGCCTCGGTACTGCTCCGCCAGCTCTTCCGGCATAGCATCCAAAACAGAAGGGGAGAATGGGTATTTCGACACTGCCCGTCACCTCACTCCACTTCGTTCTGCTGCTCCGTGGTCATATCCTGCATCTTCGGTAGCGCCGCCTTTGCGGTCGCCTCGTCCTCGTTCATCCACTTCATGCGGAACTCCCAGTCATTCATAATGCCAGCACTGAGAAGCTGCATATCACGGGAAAAGTCGGTTTGCTTGTCCTCAATGATGCTGTCATCAAAGTCAATGGAGATCTCCACATCCTCATTCAGCCCAGCGTTCATGGACGTGTTGCCCAGACGAAGCAGAATTCGGCACAGCTCCACCAGTGCTTGTTCCAGAACGATCTCCATCTTTTTAATGGTGCGGAACATGGTAGAGTTTTCACTGATAACCTGTGTGGCAGTTGCTACGCTGCCCCCGTCAAAGCGGTAATAGGTTTCACCGAAGCCGCACTTGCTGGAAAGGATATTAAGCTGATCCTGAATGCCGGTGTTGTGCTCCGCCGTCCGCAGCGTCATGTCAATGGGCGTTACAACTGCGCCGTTTTCTGTATCCTCCGGCATGACGTAAAACACCACATCGTCAGGGTCAAAAGCAGGGGTGCCGTCAAGATACTGCGCCGCAGACGGCTTGACCATGATGCGCTTCTTGCCCAGTTTGAACTCGTTGACGTAGCTGTCGTAGGCAATATCCACGCCCTGCAATACGTCAATAGCATTGGCGTAGATTGCGATACCGGTCGGAAGCAGATAGTTGACGTTGTTTGCGATGTTGGGCCGGTCAATGACAAACTGCCGCTTGTCGCTACCTGTGTGCACCACAGGCGGGATATTTTCAAATCCCTTGACATTAACAAGCTGTTCGTCCGCCAGCTGCTCATTGTCATACCGATAGATGCGGTTCTCAATGACATAGTTGCCGTTGTTCTCACGCCGGTGTATCTGCAAGTACAGATAATCTTTTCCTCCCCGCGTGACTTCGGAAGAAAACGCGCACTCGCTGATATATCCATTCTGCCAGGACAGCGGGTATATGTTCTCAATGGTCACATAGTCCAGCACGATACCTGATGCATTGCCTGGTACAATATCCCCGCTTTCGCTGATCTCCTGCCCAATGACGCGGGGAACATAGGCCACAGTGCCCATCGCGGACTTCAACTCTTGCATCTCGTTCGCCTTTACGGTGAAGTTGTTTTCCGTCAGCACCAGGTCAATAAAGTCCTGCTCTTTCTGCCCCTCAAGTGTGATTTTGACCTTTTCGTTCATCAGGAGGTTCGCCCAGTCCTCGCACAGCTTCTTCCCCATTCCAAGAGAATAGCGCCTACACTTCACCTGTCGCTCACCATTCTGCACAGTGTAGTTGTGGAAGCCTTTAACGTTGCCCTGATACCAGCTTTTCCACTCGTACACTTTGCTGTAGAAGCTGTCAGGGATGGTGGTATAGCCCAGTTCATTCAGTTTGATGATAACCGCGTTACTCATGCAATAACTCCCATCCGACGGGAAATGCGCTCAACGGCGTACCGGGTGGCATCTATCAAGTGGTTATTCTCATCCGGGTAGCCGCTGATAATATCTCCGTCTTTGTTTCGGTCGTATTCGTAATTTACGAACTCGTTGTATGCGTTTGGTGTGCGTTTCCGGTCAATGACGATCTTGCGCCGCTGCAACCACTTCATACCGTAGTCAACAGAGCCTGGGCCTTTGACCGCTGCTTTTGCCTGAAGGCCCATAGCGCGGTAGTCTGCTACGCTTTTAGGCTCTGCGCTGTCGCAGGTGATATATGCGTCTTTATATCCACGCTGAATGATGATGTTGCCGCTTGCCTCGTTCGTGAGCTTGTTTTGGTATATCTCGTCCATCAGGTAGATAGTCTCCCGCGCACGGTCGTAGTGCAAACGGATAAAAGCAAACGGATCCGGGAACCAACCCCAGTCCACGCCCTGGTAAATCCTATCAAATTGCGCAATCTCCTCGTCGGTGATCTCCCGCAGCTCCAGGTTGTCAAACACGTTGCCGCCCGTACCAACAGGAATGCCCAAATACTCATGCTGGTACGCTCTCTCGTCTGTGGCCTTGAGATGTTCCGCCTCCGCTAAAAACTGCTCACCAAGCCACTCTGCCGGTGCTTGCAAGTACGTTGACTTGTGGCACAGCCTGTCTGTGCGTTCTTCCAGGCTGTCCTTGTTCGCCCAGTTATCGCGGCTTATCGGCGGGTTGTAGCTTTCAAAGTTCCAATACTTCGAACCGCCGCGCATTGTGGACTGCAAAATCGTTCGTATCTCGGCACGCCCGGCAAACTGGTCTTTTTCTTCAAAGTGCGTCACGGCAATATAGCCAAACGGCACCTTGATAGACTTGATTTTCATGGGATCGTCAGCGCCCCGGAACATAATCTTCTGCCCGGTAGGCTTGTAGATCAGCTCCATCGGGGAAACCTTTGCTTCCCAATACGCCGCCATGCCCAGTTCACCGATTGCCCAAACATACTGTGCGTACACGCTGTCCCGGATGGTATTTGCCACCTTACGCAGCACCAGCGCGTGTGTACCCGGGTTGTTTATCAGCAGCAGGGGGACGAGTACAGACACCGTGGAGGATTTCAGTGAGCCGCGCCCACCGCTGAAATCGTAGTGCGTGTGGCCGTGGTGGAACACGTCATGCGCCACGTCGTAGAACGCAGAGCCGATTTTTTCAGACAGGCAGATGTCAGACATCAATTATCACCTTGACACCCTCTGTGTTGATGTTCTGCTCCACAATATCCTTTTGGTCGAGGTACTGCTTGCCAAGCCAAATAGCCATATTCGCGTTCTTTTCAGCCAATCGCCACTGACTTCTCCGCAGCGAAATTTTCCCCGCTCCTCGCTTTTGTTTAAATACCTCGGAAAAACTGGCATGATAGGTGCGTTTACACCAACTATCCAGTGTTTTATCGGTCACGTCAAACCAGCCGCAGATTTCCTCAAGCGTGCATTGCAGGCCGCAGAGATTCTCGAACTGCTTTTGATCTATTTCCTTTCTTGGCCTTGCCATACGCACCCTCCTTTCTCTGCCGGCGTTTAATAAACTTCTCCATGTCCCGCCTTAAGTGCGGGCTGCTTGTTTTTTCGATGATTGCCCGCGCTTCTTCAAGCGTCATTCAGAAGCACCGCCTTTTCCCCTGTCAGGTTTTCCCATCGTTTGATGATGACATCACAAAACCGAGGGTCAAGTTCCATCGTAAAACAAGCTCTGTTCATCTGCTCACACGCAATCAATGTAGAACCAGACCCACCAAACAAATCCAAAACAGTCTTGAAGGTGTTATTCTTATCAAACTTCTTCACGATTTCCGCAAACAGTTTGACAGGCTTCTGCGTGGGATGCACTCGCTTCTTCTTTTCGCTTGCCATCGTAAACTGACGGACAACGCTTCGGAAGTTCGCCCAAGCCAATTCACAATCCGTCTGGTCGCTTGCTCCATTGTTCTTATCCCAAACAATCCAGCACTCGGAAGAAGGCAGACATTCGGTGTAATAGTTTGCCCCCCACCAAATCTGATTGGTATTTCTGTACATTTCGCTTGCAAGCTTAAAAGCGGAAATAGCAACGCTGTTATCATCGTCACCTATAATGTCTGTTTTGTAATTCTTGGACAAAACACCGCTTTTACTTACTGCGTTCATCCCGTAGGGAGGGTCTGTATAAATTAAGTAAATAGGGTTGTTTTCGGTCAGCTTGAGAATGGAGTTCTTATCGGTAGAACTTCCACACATCAGCCTATGTCTGCCCAACTGCCAAATATCGCCAAGCTTTGCAATCGGCTCTGCATCTTCGTCAACTTTGGGTGCTTCGTCCTCAATAACTTCTTCTGTGGTTTCTGGCAATCCCCATTCAAAGTCAAACGCCGACAAGTCAAGCCCCGGCAGCTCATCAGCCAGCAGGTCAAAGTCCCAGTCGCTCTCGTTGCTCTTGTTATCCACCAGCCGCAGGGCGTTCACTTGCTCCGGTGTCAGATCATCCACACAGACGCACGGCACTTCTTCCATGCCCAGCTTCTTTGCCGCCATAGCGCGGCAGTGGCCGATAACAATAACACCCTCTCGGTCAATCACAATCGGCTGCACGAACCCGTACTGTTTAATGCTTTCGGCCACATTGTTGATTTGCCGTCTGTCGTGCTTCTTGGCATTTGCAGCATACGGCATAATATCCGCCAGCCGCTTGTTTTTTACTTCCATGTGGCCTCCTTTGTCTGACGCACCGGCCTCCCACCACTGGCCTTTGTCATTGGCACGTCTGTACCCGGCTTTCGCCTCACCTGAATATTCTCCCACCGTGATTAGTGCCGCATGGAAGGTGCGACCTCCCGGCCCGGATCATGGGATGCTTCGTGCGTGCGGAATATTGTTCCTTCAGGGCGGAGCCGAAGCCCCGCCCATCAGGAAAAGAAGGGGGAAAAGAAAAAGAATGGAGATGCAGAGTTTGCCCCTGCACCCCCACGTTATCACATCTTTTTTTGTTGTTGCATTTCGTTGTGCAACATCACCTAACTTCTGCGTTTACATACGGCGCATACTCTTCTTTTATCGCACATTCTTTCAGCGGGCAGTACCGGCAGTTTTTAGCAAAGGGGCACTCGCGCCGTTCTGCTCTGGATATACAGCGAGATACAGTGGATGTGCTTACGCCAAAATGCCGCGCAATCGTACTCATGCGCCAGCCGCACTCAAAGTATAGCCTCAAGTATTCAACCGTCTGCTCTTTCACCCTACCACCTCCTCCGGGAAAAACGTCTCCCTCACCCCGTCGCACTCCGCCACGATGTACCTCCCCTTCGGATGTACATACACCACCGTGCCCCTACGTATGGGGAATTTCTTTTCCTCGCATCCCTTGCCGGGGAATAAGTCCGGCAGCGTCATAAACCGCGCCCTGATCGTGTCACCTCTTTGCATCCGCCCCGTCCTTTCGTTCGCCGTAGGAGCAGAAGTCCTTCGGTTTGCGTGACAATAAGCCGCAGACCGTGCAGAGCGTTCCAAACAAGTGCTTGCAGTCCTTGCATCTCACCACCGGCACAGAAGCATCTTCCGTTAGGGCAAGATAGGCAAGAGCAAGGGGCCGACTATGATGCAATAGTTCATCTTCGTCCATGTATTGTGCGATACTTTCGATTGCTGCAATGGCTTCTTGCTTTAGGTCGGCACCACAGTCGAGATCATGCGTGTAGTGCATCAGTTTTTCTCTGAGCGTCATCAGTAACACCTCCATTTTTCTGCACATACGCGACACAGTTTTCCGGCTCGTTACCGCAAAAGCAAGGAGCATACACGCAGGTTTCGCAAATGTTAAACATTTCCGTTAGTTTCATCGTTGTCACCTCCGTCCATCTTCGCTCCACAATTGGGGCAGTACGGCTTCTCTTGGTTTTGAGCTATGCCACCTACCCCGTTATGTTTGCCGCAATGCGAACAATAGCATCTACGACGCTTATACGGGCCGTCAAATCGGACTATCCACTTGCCATGCACCATCGGGGCCACGTCAGCGGTGGGGATTTCGTCCAAAAGTTGTTCTGCGGCGTAGGCGTATTCGATATGCAACAGCCGCTTCGCCTTTTCTCGGTCAATATACTCAATCGCCATCTTATCCTCCCTCATGGCAATATCCGTTTTCGCCCGTGTCCTTGTTCCAATAAGTGCAGTGCAGAACCTCCCCGATCACCACCGACTGGTAGCAGTCTTTGCAGCGTATCACCTGCTCCACATCGTCGGATGGAATGCGAGCAATAGCCGCTTTCAAATAGTCAAGCATACGATTTTGCGCGGGGCTCCTGCATGGGCCACGTTGTCCCTGCACGGCTCTTAGCACCGCCTCCCGGTCAATATACGTTGCCATCACAGTTCCTCCTTATCTCTCGTTCCATAATGCCCAGCGGCGTGTGCTCCCGCATCCATGCGTACACCCACGCTCGACTTTCCGCCGTGCCCATCGGCTTCTTCTTCGGCGGCAGTTCGCCGTTCTTCGCGGCGACGGCAGTGGGGTTGTGCTTGTGCTCTCCCATCACTCCGTCCCTCCGGCCATTCGTGCCCCACATCCGGGGCAATAATTCGACAAAACGTATTCGTCGTTGCAGTCATACACCGCCTCATAACCACACTTCGAGCAAACGTAGCCGCCGATCGGGTCACGCCCTGCAAGCGCGGGGTCCCACCCGGTTATCTCGCTCTCGTATACCGGAAGCCACCCAGCCTGCGGCGTTTCCTCTCCATCCGACTTTCCGCCCCCGGCAAATCCATGCACCGCGTCCAATACAGCCTTTCCGATGACCGCCTGTATGCTCACTTTGTTCTCGCACACCACAGGCATCTCAGCCAAAGATTTGTTATAGTACGTTGCTTTGTGTACCTTCCATTTGCCATCCCAGAAGTCAACGGAATAGCCAGTGCTTTTCGCCGCTTCCATTTTTGCCGATTTCGCCGCGCCGGTTTTGACGAAATAGCTTTCTCGACTCACCCACGGATTTTTGTATATCTTCATTCCGCACCGTGAGCTTTCTCTCCGTCAAACCACCTCCGCAGCTCACACGCACACGCAGCGCACAGCTCATATTCTCTGTCATTTCTTGCGGTCTTAACACTATGCATACCTGCATAGATTGTGTCATTGATCCGATTGATTTCTCTACCGCAGCGGTCACAAACTCTCTTTACCGCCATCACTTCATCTCCCCTTTCAGTTCGTCATACAGCTCACTGAACCGCTTGTTCCACTTCCTCAGTCCGAAGAAACAGTACACGCCCAACACGATCCACAGCCCACTGGCGATGTTTTGCAACAGGTTTTCCATCACTTTACCTCCCCGATCTCGTCCTCGCCAAACTCCACGCCGTCATTGATGCGATCCAAAACGCCTTCCACAAAGTCCTCATCGGCACAGGCGTTTAAGTACCTGATAACTTCATTGGCTAACTGCATGACGGTTTGCTTGCTGTTCATCACTCCACCTCCTGCATCCAGAACTCGCGACAACATTCGGTGCAATCCCTGCCACTGCAAACCATAGATCTTTCTACGGCGCAAGGCGTTATATCAAGCACGCCATCGTCTCTAATCACCGCATTCGGCCACTGCTTCAAGAACACGCTCTGCCGTGTTTCGAGAGGATGCGACGCAGACCATCTCTCGACATCCCTGACAAGCACTTCCGGGTCTACGGCGTCTTCCATCAGATGGACAAGGGACAAGTCGCCGCTTAAGGACATACGCTTTCGCGTCTCCAAATACTTCACAGCATCCATCACATATCCATCCATTTGCACCAGTCACAGGTGCCCTCGTGCGCCTGTTTGTACTTCCCGCAGTATCGGCATAGCTCGTTCTTTATGGTGTGCAATTCTTCTTTAAGCCGCAAAACCTTGTCTGTTTTCGACACAGCCATGTCAAGCAGCTCCTTGACGTCTCCCGGCATCAGACCGGTGTCCTCGTACTGTTTCAGCCGCTCCCATACCTTCCGCTGGGAGCAATACCCATCCTCGCAGAAGCTGCCGCCTGGTGTCTCTGTACACTGTGCAATGTCACAGAATATCCCGTCAAATGTCAGTCGTTCCATCACTCCACCTCCTGCGACCAAAACTCGCGGCGGCAGTCGGGGCAGAAGCGATTAGTTATCGCACACCCTCCGTTCGCATCCCTGTAAGCGGCGGAAACACCAACCGGGCACACCCACAAACAGCCGTTTTTGTCAATCTTTGCCTCCGGGTACTGCTCCAAAAACACGCTCTGCCGCGTCTTGCGCGAGTGTGCGGCAGACCATTTCTCAACCAGCTCGACAATCTCCTCCGCGCTCTCCTGTGAACGCTCCTTAGCAGGTACAGTACAAAAGTCAGTCTTGTATACAGGGCAATCCTCGCACTCATCAACCTTTGTGCACATACGCAGATATTCCTTTACAAACTTCACAGCATCCATTTCAATTTAACCCCCTAAACTTCATGGCCTTGCGCGGGTACTCTTTCGACCAATGCTCGACGACGGTTATGAGTTTCTTGTAATCTTCATCAGGCATGGTGCTGCTGCCAGGACAAATAGACACTTCAAGCGGGCAGTCACAGCAACCCTCGTAGCAGTTGCACATTCTTTTGTGTTCTCTTAAAAATTCTAATGCATCCATCACATTTCCCTCCATCTGCACCCGTCACAGGCACCCTCGTGTGCTTTTTTGTACTTCCCGCAGTATTGGCATAGCTCGTTTTTCATGGTGTGCAATTCTTCTTTAAGCCGCAAAACCTTGTCTGTTTTCGACACAGCCATGTCAAGCAATTCCTTGATGTCTCCCGGCGTCAGCCCCGTATCCTCGTAGGCGGCGAGGCGGTCTTGCAGCACACTGATCCACTCTTGTTCCGTGTATTTCTCCTCGTAATCTGACGCCATAAGAACCTCACCAGTTCTAAGTCGCTCTGTCAGTCGTTCCATCAGCTCGTCTCCTTCTCCCACCGGATTTTCATTTGTGCCGGGTATAGGTCAACCTCCGGTCTGCGCTTACCCGTCCAACGCAAGCCGCCAGCCTGTCCCACGCATTTCCACCCGCTGGCTTTCAGGCTTGTGCCACTTTCGCTGTCCAGTATGTAGGTCACAAGTCGTTTGTAGCCCATCGCCCGTGCCGCCCGCCAAGCAGCGGCGTATAGCATAGAGCAGGCGTTGTGAGTGCCGTCTGTGCATAGCCGGTTGACCTCCAGCGTCCATCCGTCGTCCAGATGCCGGCTTCGTGTGATTGCCCGTTGCCTATTCCGTATGTCAGCGGCACTTGATTTCCGCACATTACCCCGTGGCGGTCTCCGGCGGTCAGCGTGGGGGATGGGTCGCCCTCTTTCCCGATGCCAAGACCGTTGCCGCTGCCGTCGTGGTTGCGGCTTTCTCCGCCGCCCTGCCACCGCGTAGCCTTGTCGTTGATGGGGATAGCCGCAAATATCGTCTGGTCGTTGCCCGTACCCAGCGTGCCGCTTTTCTCCGTCTGCACTAACGCGCCTTTTCCTCCTCCGTCACAGCCCCCCCTGATGCGGACTGCATAAGAAGTACCGCTTTCAGCCGCCTCGGCAGGTCTTTCCCCCGCCGCTCCGCTCTCCGCAGGATGCCCAGACACGCTTTCGCGGTCAAATTGTATTTGGGCAGCGGATTCACCTCCAAAATCTGCGACAACCGAGATTCTTCGGCGACGCTGTGGGGTCCCCAGACGGATAACATTTCCTGTACGGCTGTCTCGGATGGTTTTTCCCCAGTCTTTAGCGTCGTGAGTTCGCCAAGCGATAGTCCACCCATCACCGTCAATGGCTCCTGCTTTTGTCCATTTCCACTTTTCCGGCAGTCCAGATAGAGAAAATCCTGGTTCTGCGATACGCGCAATTTCTTCCAACACGGCGTGGAAGTCCCGTCCTCTGTTGCTGCTGAAGGCCCCGACAACGTTTTCCCACACAAGATACCGAGGTCTGACCATGTTACCTGTCCGTCCATTCCGCTTGTCCTCCGCTCTCAGTTCTTTCACGATCCGCACCTGCTCCATAAACAGACCGCTTCGCGCTCCTGCCAGTCCGGCGCGTTTCCCGGCGATGGATAAATCCTGGCAGGGACTGCCGCCCGTCACCACACATACCGGCTCGATCTCCGCACCGTTGATTTTTGTTATATCTCCCAAATGCTTTATGGCGCGTCACCTCCTAATCTCCAAACACCACGCCGCACTCGTCCTTCAGCACGTCCTTGATGTGCTTCCGCTTGATGCGGCCCTCGTTGATCTCCTGCGTGATTTTTTCCAGGCACTCGTACAGATACGCGATGCTCTGCGTGTCCCGGCTGTCCGATGTCTCCTCTTGGACGTGCCAGCCGCATTTGTCCATCAGCACCATTGCCACCATGTCCATGTTCTCCCGTGTGCCTTGCAGCTTGCCACGCATAAAGATGCGGTCGTCCCTGCTCAAATGCTGCTTTGCCATGTCAATACCTCACCCCGATGTAGTCCAGCACCCGCGCATAACCAAGACCGTCTTTCGTGGGCTTCCACAGCCCGTCCGTGTCAAATGCCCCACCGCCGATGCAGAACGCATAGTGCTTCGGGTGCGTCAGTTTCATGCGTTCAAAACGGTTGACGCCTTTTTCGAGGTGCGCTCCGAACGCGCAGAACATACAGCCCGTCCTCTGGCATCCTGTGCAGTGCAGCTTGCAGTCGATCAGCGTCGCGCCGTAGTCGTTCTCGCCGTCGCTGGCTACGATGTCGCCATACACGCTGGCGTAGGGTAGCCCACGCTCCACGATAAACCGCAGCACATCCTGTTCCGTCCAGAAACTCATGGGCTTAGATAAGGGACGCCTTCCTTCAAAAGCGTTGCAGCCGGTGGCAGTCCACTTAATCATCCGAAGCCGACTTTCTTCCGCCATTATCGCTGTAGTTGGCACACGCTTTTCTTGATGCTCATATCTGTGCATAGGCGATTTTTTCATCACCTTGCAGCAAGAATCGGAAATCAAAAATGGTGCAGCCAGCAAGAAGACCCACTTCTCGCAATTATAGGGAGACTTATTTCCGTCCTTGTCCAAGTATTCACCCCGTAGCCGTTGTGCGGATTTCCCGCCCGGATTTATTCTTGCGTTGCCGATATACGCGGCCACCTCTTTGCTCACGATGCTGTACCCGTACTTCGTCACCACCTGCCGAATGTTCATCTTCGGGCGCAGGCGTACAAGATTTACAGTCACGCGGGGAAACTCCCTCCGCAGCCAGTCGGTGTACTCATTGACGAACTTCTGTATCTCCGGGTACTCCAACCCAGTGTTCACGAACACCAGATTCAACTCCCACGGCGGCGTCCTGAAGCTCGCCAGATACCGCGCCGCCAGATACGCCAGCACCGTGCTGTCCTTGCCGCCGGAGAAGCTGACGTAGCACTGCCCGCCCCATGCGGTGTACCATTCGTCCAGCTTTTCGTAGGTCAGTATCTCCTTGTCCTGCACGTCCAGCGCCATCAGTTTCTTCGCCGCCTCATTCGTCAGCGGCTGGTTTGTGCGCTCCACGTCACACCTCCCGGATGGCAAACCCGTACCTACTGCGGAACAGCTTTGCTTTCATGGCATACTCGCGGGTACGCATCCCCTTCACGTCCTCCACCACCGGCAACCAGTACCGCTGGCCGTAGTTGTCAGGAGCCGTTCTGCGCTCATACACGAAGTCTGCGACGTAGTCAACACTTTTCACACGCTCGCCCTCAAACGTCGTGTACGCCTCTTGCAAGCAGTACCGCACCTGCAATTTCAGCCCACGTATCTCTCCGGCCTTTTGCAGCAGCATTAGCGCGTCGTATCGCTCCGCCTCCTTATTGCTATCGAAGGTCAGCTTCCCGCGTTTGGTTTTCTGCGCCTTGTACTTTCCCGGTTTCCGCATCTTCTCCATGACCTGCTTCTGCGCCGCCGGGGACAGCCGCGCCAGATCGTTACTCATCAGGCCCATTCAGTTTCCCTCTTTTCTCCAGCCCTCGTTTGTTCATCGTGTACTGCACCTCATGGACGATACGGTTTTCTCCGCACCGTTCGCATTTGCCGCCCAGCGTCCGCCGCCACATGGGGGAGAAGATGTACTCGTCCTCCATGTCCCGGATGCACTGGCCGCACAGCTTCGCCGTGGCGATCTTCCAGATGCCGTTATCCATACAGCACCGCCTTTGCCTCGTCCCATGTGACGTTGTGCTCTCTGGCATACTGTGAGATACGCCCCAGCTTGCGCTCCTTGTGAACGTAGTCCCGCATCCAAGCAAAACGCTCCATCGTGTCCTGTGCCTGTTCCTCCTGCGTCTGCTCCTCCTGCGGTGCAATGCCCATCGTGATGTCCGCCACATCGGGGAAAAATTTATTGCGTCTGGCATAGGCGACGGCGGCGGCTCTTACGTCCGCATAGCTGTAAGGCTCTAAGGCAATCTCCCACGCCAGCTTCATCTTTGCCGTGACCTGCTTGTTCGGCCAGAACTGCGAAAACAGGGTAAAAAGCTTCTCAACCTCGCATCTGTCCATTTCTTCCTCCTCCGGTAGTACATACTCCCGCCGCCGTAATATATAACATTCGTTCTCTTACTCTCCCTCTCTCTCTTTCTCTCTCTCTTTCTCTCCCTCTTTCTCCTTGCGCTTTTGTTTCACGTTTGTTCCGCTTTTGTTATCCGTTTGTTTCTGATTTTTTCTGGCGGTTGGCAGCTTTATTTCTTCCGCTGTCCAGTGTGGGGCGAATCAAATTGAACGCGACACTGGCGGCGGGGGAGAGACTGCTGGACGGCTCTGTTTCGTTCAGCGCATAGTCGCAGATCGCCAGCAGGATCTCCGCCTGCTGCTTTTTGGGGAGAGGCTGTATCGCATCCCAGTAGGAGCTGTAAAACGTGAATTGTTTGCGCTTCACACCGCCTCACTCCTTCTTCATCGCCCCGATGACGTATACACCGCGCTCCTTGTCCAATGCCACTTTCACGGTATAATCCGCCAGACCGCTTGTCACAAGGGCAGAAGGTATCTCCAGGTGATAGCCCCACAGCGTATCGCAGTCCTCCCGCTTCTCGCCGAACAGAACAGCACAGGCGGCATAGTGGGCGTCTATCCCGCGCCTGTATGCCTCAATGACGCCCTCCGTATCCTCAATGTGCTGCCTCTGTCTCTGCACGATGTTTGTCAGGTGCTTGTTCTGCCGACGCAGAGCCTTGATCTCCTCTTGCATCTTACTCATTCTTTTCTTCCTTCCTTTCGTATTCGTCTGTCAGTTGCCGTGCAATGGTGCAATGCTCCCATGCCCCGGCACAGAATTGATTCATGAAGCGGGACGCCGCGCCGCCTGTCTCGAAGCTGACGCGGCTTCCGCCCTCGCAGCAAACCCGCCGTTTCTCGCTGCTGGTGAAGTAGGGGCAGGTGTACCGCTTGTGCCAGTAGTCCATGCCGCTTACCTCCCAATTCAGAACGGAAGATCTTCATCTTCCTCGTCGATCTCGGAGAACCCGCTGCTGCGTCCTTCGCCGCCATAGCGTCCGTCTCTATCTTCCGTGTTCTTCTTGCTGTCACCGAAATAGATGCTGTCCGCCAACACTTCTGCATTTCTGCGCTTGTTGCCCTCCTTGTCCGTCCAGTCGCGCATCTGCAAACGTCCTTCCACCACAGCCATGCGTCCCTTTGCGAAGTATTTTGCGACAAACTCTGCTGCGCCGCGCCATGCCACCACGTCGATGTAATCCGTGTCCTTGCTCCCGTCCGCGTTCTTGAAGTCCCGGTCTACCGCCAGAGAAAAACTGGTGACGGCTGTGCCGTTCTGTGTCCTTCGCAGCTCCGGGTCGCGGGTCAACCGACCCATAATGAAAATCTTGTTCAGCATCTCTTATCTCCTCTCATAAATAGCTTTTTCCGAACTCGCGGCGGAAGTCCTCCTCTGTCCATCCTTGTTCCTTCATTGCCTTTAGCTGACCGTACCGCCGCAGACGGCGCATCTGGTCGCCGTTCTTGTGTACTGCGCTGCGCCCGTTCCGGTGGCAGCGATTGCCGCACAAATACACCACAAGGCCGTACTTCTCGCTCTTCTTCCGGTTCGCGCCGCCGAAAATGTGGTGCCGCTCCAGCGGGTCACCGGGGTCGTTCCGACCGCACAAAAAACACCGCTTGTCGTTCATGTACTTACCTCTCCCCACCGGCTCACAAGGGCGTCCAGCTCTCGCGGCGACATGGTCTCGATGCCGACATCCCGGCAGTCCTGCACGATGGTGTCTATCAGCCGCGACATCTGCTCCGTGTCGTATACGGAGCTTCCGTACCATACGGTCACGTTTACGCAACCCTTGATTTTGCTGGGGCCGGTATCGGTCATCCAGCCGATACCGTTCCGCTCCCAGCTCCGGCAGAACGTCTCTGCCGCCTTTTCCCGCAGGCACAGCACCTCGCTCACGCCGCCGATGCTCTGTATTTCCTGCCGGTAGACCTTCTCTCTCGCAACGCCGTAGTGCGCCGCCAGCCTGTCCAACAGCACCCATGCGTAGGCGTTGGCATCCAAGCTCCTGCCCTTGCCCTTAATGGTGGCAGTGTACTCCTTGCCCGGCTTCAGAGCGTCGCAGACCTCCATCGCTGCCTGCGGTGACTTCACCCGCAGTGCAAGCCACGCTCCCTCGCTGTCCTGCTGCCACCGCGCCGCGTCAACCGTTACCTGCTGCATAATTCTTCCTCCTGAGGCCAATGTCCTGTTCGTAGGCATTTTGCCAAATACCTAAGGCGAGGTAGGTAACACCCCTCGATCCACTCCGCGTCATAATCAACCTTGTGCTGTGTCAACCTGTTTTCGTCTATTGGCAGGAAAAAATTAAACAATTCGTCTTCTGTAACGCGGTATGCCACGATCCTGCAAAACTTTCTCTTTCGGAACAATCCGCATCCGCTGGCAAACATCTCCACTTGGCACTGCTGCCAATACGCTTTCGTAACCTTGAATACAGGTTTGCTGTGCGTTTTCACTTCGGTAATAAGTTGTCTGCTTTCCCCGTCATAGTTCACCCGCAAACGGAGCGAACGGATGCGTATCTGCCTGTCTCGTATCTTCACACGCAGCGCGTCAAGTATCTTGTGTTCGTAAGCCGTGCCGCATTGCATTGACGGTGTGACAAACCTGTCTTTTCTAACACCCAGCTTCACCAGCCACCATCTGCGAAATGTATCTGTATTCCAGTTACACATGATGGTGGCGGTGTCGCTTGCGCCAAACCACCCGCTTCTGTCGTGGTTTCGTATCATAGCTTACTCACAGCCTTTTCAAGCGCGTCCAGCTTTGCAAAATAGCCCATCAACTGCACAAGCTGTTTTTCGTTGATCCCAAGTCCCCGAAGCAGGTCGTTGTGGTCAAGCCCGTTTCGTTCTTTCATGGTGATTAGCCTTTCCAGTCTCTCCTTTATAGCAAAGATACTGTGACGGCTCAAATCGTCCTCACCATCGTCTCCGTCACCTTCTGCCCAAAGGTCAAACCCAAGTCCGGTGCGAACGGCAACGCCCTTAACGAAAGCTCTCGCCAGCGCGTTGTTTATGCGAAGTTGGTTCAGCGTATCCTCATATACCACAAGGGATCCGTTCAACAGGGGCATGTCGTAGGAAAACTCCAAATCGTCAATGTGGATTTCAACAGACACAAACCAGCATTCTGTAATCCTTCCTTTACTTGTAGTAATTTTGGCCTGCGGCCACAGGTATGTATTTGTTTCCGGACACCTCCGAGGGGCATACCACACGCTGGATGCTCCGTTTTCGTGAAGCAACTTCGCGCACTTTGCCCAACTCAAATAAGGAACCTTTATGACATTACCATTCTCGTCCTTTGCGTCGCGACAATCGCAAAACGGCTTTACATCCACCTGTATCAACTCGTCAAAAGATTTCAGCATTATTCTTCCGCCTTTCCCACATACTCACTGCCGCAATACGGGCATTGGTATTCTGTCATTTCCTCACCGAACTCGCCGTCCGGGTAATGTTTGTAGGTACACATGGCCGGGTCTTCAAACTCCGCACCACAATCATCGCAGATGTAGAAAACGCCGGTGTCTATGCGCTCCCATCTTTTCTTTTTAACTCGCATCACACCGGCCTCCCAGCCGCTTTCAGCACTTCCCGCATGGGCTTCCGCGCCTTGAGAATGGACATAGCCCGCGCCGTCTCTCGCTTGTACTGCCGGTGCAGGTCTCCCAGCTCGTCGCTCTGGTAATATCCTTCTCCGTCGTTGCAGATCATCAAACCCTGCCGCTTCGCTTCCGCCACAGCCTTTCGCATCTTCCGGTCTGTGGTGTGCATGGCCGCCGCCAGAGCCTCCCGTGTAATGGCGTTCCTTCGCCCGTAGGGAATCAGTGCGGAGATGATCTCCGTTTCCGCTGTTCTCTGCGGCGTTTCGGCTTTTTCCTCCTCGCCGTACAGATACCCTCTGTTGGTTCGCAGCACCGCCTCTAAAGCGGCCATGACCTCCTCCGTGGGGAGGCAAACGTCGTTCTCAAACCGGCTCACCATGCTTACGTCCATCCGTGGGTCTGCCAGCTTCAAAACGTTGCTCACCGCCTCCTGCGTCAGCCCCAGCTCCAGCCGCCGTTCTTTCAGTCGGTTCATCTCTTCACCTCCGACCACTGGCCGTCCTTAACGGTATACCACACGCCGGGTTTCAGCGTTTCCCCATCCACAATGGCGGACAGTATGGCAGTGATCTCTCCATTCGTATTTCGCTCTACGCAGACAACGGCGTTTCCGATCTCTCCCATTACGCGCCCATAAAAGCCAGTAGCCATAGCCACACAGCCGTTGCCCGTGGCGGATGCTGCGCCCATATCGCCCGTGGCGGATGCTGCGCCACTCCAGCCCGTGGCGGATGCTGCGCCACTCTCGCCCGTGGCGGATGCTGCGCCCTTCCAGCCCGTGGCGGATGCTGCGCCACTATCGCCCGTGGCGGATGCTGCGCCCCTATCGCCCGTGGCGGATGCTGCGCCCCTATCGCCCGTGGCGGATGCTGCGCCACTCTCGCCCGTGGCGGATGCTGCGCCACTATCGCCCGTGGCGGATGCTGCGCCACTCTCGCCCGTGGCGGATGCTGCGCCCCTATCGCCCGTGGCGGATGCTGCGCCCTTCCAGCCCGTGGCGGATGCTGCGCCCTTCCAGCCCGTGGCGAGGTTTTCACTTTCGGCGTTCGCCCTTTTGATGGCATTTTCAAAGTCACATTGCGACTTAACGTACTCCACCTGCGCCTTGACCAACCCCGGAATGCCGATCTCCGCGCTCAACGTCAGTTTCTTACCGACGCGCTTCGTGTCGTCGCTGTGCATCTCATCGCTGACATCCTCCAGCTCCGCCTCGAAATACCGGGAGCCATCACCGGGCGCGTAGTAACCCAGCACCTCCAAAGGCATTTCGCAGGCGTGCAGCCCTTTTTCGCAGAGTTCAATGTCTCCATCCACTTCTGCCGTCTTGCCGAGTTCGTACTGGAAGCCGCGGCACTTCATATCCTTGTCAGTTCCCTTGTAAACCTTCATTTCTTTCCTCCTTATTTCGTGTTCATGCGGATAATGGTGCGGCGGACAACCGCTTTCTTATAGGCTTTGTAGTCGATCGCATACTTTCGCTCCGCGTACGACCGCGCCTTTTCCGCCTCGTGCTGCGCCCAAACGGGACAGCCGGTACGGCAGCCCACCCGCCGGTCAGGGCTTTCGATGGGGCAGGTTGTCATTCCAATGTCACCAGCTCCCTTGTCACACCGGCGCGGTGCGCCTCCTCGTGGCTCATCAGCACGTCCACCACAAATCCATTCACGCCGGTATCGGCGGCGATGTACGTTTTCCCGCCGATGGTCACGGTGCTGCCCAGCGGGATAATGTCCGGGTCTACCGCCACCGCCTCGCCGATGCAGACCCACATACCGGAGGCGGTGAGCACCTGCCCCGCCTCGTTGCGGTTCATGTGGGCGTAGGGTGTGCAGCACGCGCAATATCCGGTGACGTTGCATACCAACAGATTCACAGGCTCCTCATACGCCAGCCCCTCCGTCTGTACCATAGCGGGAGGGGAAACCTCCTCGCTTTCCTGCGCCTCCGGAAGCGTCAGGCACCACGCCAGAAACGCAAGCAGCATCGCCCACAGGATCAGCGATAACACCCACAGTCTCCTGTACAACCGTCTCGTGCGGCATCTCCGGGAATACTCCAACGCCCGGTGGTTGCGCTCCCTCATCGTCCCATAGCCTCCACAGCCTTGACGATAGCCAAGCTCATCCATGCCGCGCCGATGAACGCCAGCGTCCATGCAAACCAACTCATGTCGTTTCCTCCTGTCGAATGTACTCGACCTCGATAATTTCCATTCCGTTCTGCCGTGCCCATAACATCACGGCAATTTCAGCACACGTCATAATCTCTTGCCTTTCCTCTGCGGTCGTGGTATACTATCCGCAGAACATTTTGGTAGATGTTTCGGAGATGCCCTGTCCAGTGCCGCAACCACTGGGCGGGGCTTTTTCTTACCCCTGCGGACGGTCACACATCAGTTCCTCCACCTTCACGCCGTAGTGCTTCGCTACCAGCTCCGCGTGCTTCGGGTGCGGCTTGATGCCGTTCTTCCAGTTCGTAATGGACGTCTGATGTACGCCGATAGCCTTTGCCAGTCGGTAACTCGTCTCGCCGTGTTCCTCCTGCAACCGTGCGAGGTTTTCACCAAATCCCAAAATATCACTCCTTCCTTTTTTTGCTCCTTGCCTAAACTCGCTGACTGGTGATAAAATAGAGTACAGGAAAGGAGGCGTTACATTTGCCAAATAAAATCAAATTTGATGCAAATTCGGTCATGGATGCTGTCCGGCAAAAAGCCGTTGATGCGTTGCACGGCAGGGAGTACGAAATCAAATGCCCTCACTGCCAAAACGAAATTCGCGTCATGCCCGGCAAGCACCCATGCCCTAAATGCGGGGAGATCATCACATTAACTCTTGACATCAACTGATAAATTCCCCAACAGGTCAGCCAATTCGCCTGCCAGCGTTTTGGCTGATTTTACTGTTTCGACAAGCTGTTCCGCCTTGCTCTTCGCTTCGTCCAGCCCGCAAACAGTAACATCCACGTTGACCGCGGATTTATCAATGCTCAAATTTTCACCTCCAAAGTTAGATTATTTTCTTGACAAATTAGAGTATTTGTGATAGTTTGGTTTTGCTACAAACTTTCCTATCACGCCAGCCCTATTTATCGGGGTGGTGCAGGTTTTTGTTGCCTGTCCACGGTCTAATTATAGTCGAACTTCAACCAAAAATCAACTGTAATTCGACCATCAATTTAACCAAAATTCGACCGTTGATTTTATGGGATTTACCGAAAACTTTAATTACTGCATGGAGCAGCGCAATTATTCTGCGTACAGATTTGCAAAAATTCTTGGCGTCAATATTCAAAGCCCTGTTAATTGGAAAACCGGCGCTTCAATCCCCCATTACGGGACACGCCAGAAGATTGCCGAGCACTTCGGCATCACTCTCGCGGAGCTGGACGGGGATGAACTGCCCGTTCTGCCGCCGGAGGGCGCAAAAAAAGCCCCCG